ATCCATAAATCACCCTGTGTAATCGTCGCCGGCGCCGTTGACTGGTAAGGCACGTTACCACCAGATGGTACAAACGAAGAGCCTGTGTAGACTTTCAACCTGTTGGCACTGCTGTCATACCACAACTGTCCTTGCACTGGTTTGGAAGGCGCAGACGTGTTTGAAAAATTTTCAAGTAGATGTAAAAAGTTCTCTGCAATTAGTTCTCCATAACCTGCGTAGCCTTTACCTATGAAACTTAGGTCAGTTTGTGTGTTTACCACTCCGTCCTGCACAGAGTATTGATTTGGCGATGCTGATGTATTTGTTTTGTTTACTGTGTATGCCATCTATTAGTATCCTGTATTGCCACCTGACGTAGTTCCGCTAACAGTGTTAGAAGTTGTCAGAGATGTGCCACTTGTTTCTGTGAACGTTGTCAAGCTCTGGATTCTCACCGTGTAATCTATCTGTATCAGCCTATTCAAAGATTTCTGTACAGGATGGAATATAACATGTGTTAGCAATTTGTTGGTCGACCCGTTTTCGGTTCCTTCCCAACTTTTTAATCCCAACTCATCAAACACGTAGTCGCCATTAAAGTTCGTGGTGTTGTCAAATGCTTCTTGGCCTGTTGGCTCTCCGTAATCCAAAGTACACGTGCAGACAATGTCAGTGTATTTGTTTCCTGCTGTGTGCCTGATCTCCATTTTGTTCCTGGTTGTGTCTTTGTTGGTTGCTGAATTGTCATCTATGACTTTGTAGTAAGTTTGATTGTAGAGCGTGGCATTTGAACCTGTTGAATTTGGGGTCAAATATGTAATGATACCTGTTGGATCAACCGAAGTTCCGCCGTTACCGAATGCCATTTCATGCACAAAGCCAGTGCTTTTGTTGGCCAGCGAATTGGCTAGTGCCTGAGACATGTTTTCGTAGTGTATGGCGTTTCTCTTGTCCACTAACACCTCACCGGTCTCTGGGTCAAAAATCTTGATGTGTCCGGTCATCATTACTCCTGAATTTTCCTGAGGCTTTTTATTGTTCTCTTCTTTTGATTCTGTCTGTTTGTTGTCCTGTGTCATCTAGTGTATTTATTCAGGTGCATTTGTGGGCTCATCCGCTATGAATCTAGCCTGTTGAGTGGTGGATTTCTGCAATCCTTTACCATCAGCAGGATTACCATCCTTGGCCGTGTACCATACCTGTCCTCTCTTGTGTAATATCTTGATCTGTGTGCCAGAAGCAGGAGCACTCGTCAAAGTCACTGCCTGGGTACTGCCATCCACAGAATAGTTGATTGTAGATCCGTCCTCGCTGGTGAGCAACAATCGTTGGCCACCAATGAATATGTCTAACTCGCCAGCAGAAGACGGTGCTTGTGATAGGGCGAACACCACAGTACTTCCATCACCCGTGAAGGTGTTGGTGTACACAGTGTCCGCGTAAGGGATGGTTTGAGTACCAGATGCGTCTACCACTTCAGCACCTGATCCATGCGCCTTAATTCCTGTTCCCAACGTACCACGTCTAAGTTGACCCAGCACGTTGCCTGTTTTTGTAAAGTATTCTATTCTTTCCTTGTCTATGAAAATCACTCCTGGAGTGTTATTTCCAATGCTCGGGGTCGCCAACACCGAACCATCTCTGACGGTTATGGTCTGTGAGCCTTCCGTGACCACATTGGCTATTTCAGTCGTTGCATTTTTACTGATACGTTTATAGAAAGTTCTGTTCAGCATGTCTTTGAAAATCCTGAAACCTGTGGCACCTTTGGCCGACTCCAGGGCGAAATACATAACATCCAACCTGTCACTGGATGTGATAGTTTTACCCACAATAGTAATTTTTGTGTCATCAGAAGTGAAGTGAGGCGTCACTGTGTAGTCCACGCCCTGTGTTATCTGTTCCCCGTTCAACCATATCCACATGTACGATGCATTGAGTGGAGCGAACCTTAGATAGAACTCGCCACTAGGTTGTCCTTCCAGCACTTCTCTTCTCTGTTTCATTCCCAGTGCATTGTTGAAGGTCGTAACAGACAGCACATCATTCGTGTTCAGAGTGTACCCGTCAGTGGCTATCTGAGAAGGCTTGAGAATTATATCTGTGCCTTGGTTGTAATAATGATTGTCGACCAGCGTTGATATGCATATAACGTCTGTTGCAGTAGGCACACTGTCTGTGTTGAAGTTCACATTTTGATTGCCTATATCTACCGTGTAATGGGTGTTTAAATTTTTCTCAACACCATTCACAAAAACTTGCACCTGCAAAGCCGACGTGATTGTTTTTGCTGGGTCCACCGTTGACTCATCTCCTAGACCGGATGCAACCCCGTATGTGTATGTGCTTCCATCTCCAACGTAATACGTGTTGTCAGGCCCTCGAAGTACCTTGCCGTTTACTTCTATCATTGTTAGTCCTGAGAATGGACCAATAGAACCAGGCGGATAGGTCAAAGTGTATCTTGTGGTGGATCCATCATAGGTTATCCCTTCATTTCTAATGCTGGCATGGCTCCTAGTTGTAGTGGCCGATTTGTTGTAGCCTGCGACCTGTATGAAAGAATCCGCGGGGGGTACAGTGGTAAACGTTACTGTCACCGTGTTGGCCGATATGCTGGTAGTAAAGTCTGTTGTTGGAACGCCGTCTATTGTTATGTATATTTCAGAAGATGTAGAATCTAAATTGAATTCACCCCTAGTGGAGGTCAAGAAAGTGGTGGTACTGCCATCACCTGTGTAGGTATCAAGCACTCGATAATTTTCTCCAGATATGGCAAATACCTTAGTAGATATTACAGAAAGGTTGGCCGGAGCAGTGTCAAAAGTGATTGTTTTGGCACCAACGTCGATCGTGTAATCTGAAATTGTAGAATCTAAGGCACTGCCTTTTTGTATGACTCCATCCACGGCAACTGTAACTGATCCTAGTGTGCCTGGGTAATCTCCTAGTGCAAATGTTGTTTCTGTTCCATCTCCCCTATAGTTTTTCTCAGTGATGAGTGGCACGCCGGATTCGGGAGATGTGTACACCTTGATGTCTACTGTATCGAACATCTGTCCAGGTACGGCCTCTTCAGGCGCATAACTTGTGTCGGGAGTCACAAAACCATCGCCTTCTAGAAGTATGTCACTAGGTGCGTGACCTATCGCAGAAGTGAATAGACCACCCTTGACTATGGAATCGAGCGTCCTGTCGTCTGTTGGTGTCAGCACACCGTCGTCGTCGAATGGAATAAATTCAACAAGGTGTCCACTCGCAGGTGCTGTGGAAAGCGTGAAAGTAGTCGTTGAACCATCGCCCCTGAAACTGTCGGCGGTTTTGGTCCTTACACCGTTTGTTTTTGTGTAAACTTGATATACGTCTGTGCTTGAAGGAGCGGTAGAGAATGTGAATGCCACTGTTGATCCGTCTCCTACAAATGTCACCACACGTGATCCACCATAGTTGTCCCATGCAAAATCATACCATCCTGCGTTGTCCCATCCTGCCTCCTGATTGAACAGCAACCCAGTAACCATTGTTCCACCGTAATCAACTCCTGTCATCAATTGTGACAGCTCATTGCCTGCCATTCCAGACGAAGGCGTGTAGAAACCTTTTGTTCTATCTGCCGCAGTAAGACCTGTTTCGTCACCATAGTACTTGTAAACATTTCCTAAATTGTCATCGAAATCGGTGGTCGACGTGAAGTCGCTGGTAGCCTTGTACAGCTCGTTGTTGTACCTGATTAAATCTTGGTATGTGTAACTTGTATTTTTTTCCCAATCAACGACTGTGGACGTGGCACTAATCCTGTCAAACTTGATTGTCGTGTCAAAGTCTCTGACCAGGTCATTGTTCAAGTTGGCGTATGCCTTGGCAGTGTCTGTTGGAGTAGAGCCATCTGTCTTGCCTCCCGTGATCAACACCACAGGCGTTGAAGTGTAGTTGGCTCCTTTGGTGTTAAGGGTAATCTTGTTGACTGCTCCGTTCTGAATTGTGGCCGTGGCCGTGGCCGCTGTTGTGGATGGAGTAACATACATTTTGAATGTGCCTGATTTACTAGACTGCGCCTCCATTGTCGAAGACGCTGGACCGTAAAAAGTTCCCGCGTAGTTCACAAATGTGTAACTCTTGGTGCTCCCTGCTCCGCTGTTCTGCGTGTCATATATTTCCGCCTGCTTCTGTGAAGTAAACAAAGGATAGTAGTAACCGAAAGACCCGCTGGTAGCACCAGAACTGCTTGTGGCTTGTATCTGGAATGGACCTGTTGAACCAACCGTGCCTCCTAGCACCGTGACAGTTGGTGCAACTTCGTAACCACTACCACCCGCGGTAAGTGTGATAGAGCTCACGTACTTCTTGTGATAGTCATTCCACATCTGCCATGGGTACTCTGTAAGTTTTGCTGTGTCACTGTTCACATTCAACGACCTAATCTTGCCTGTCGCGCTGTCATAGAACGCCGGGGCATCAAAGTCGGTGAATATGCCGTCTTGTGTCTCCAACGACGTGTAACCCAACTTGTATTCCCTGAGCTTGGTGTGGAATGGTTTAACTTCGTTGATATAGCTCTCTATCCAATTGTCGGTGCCCAAGGTATAGGTCTTTCTTTGGTCCAACTCACGCACACTGTTACTTGCATTGATGAAACTGGTTTTAAACATCCAATCAACATAGGTCTGCTGTTCTAGAACTTTTCTCAGACCCGTGAAGAAGAGTGTGTTGTATTCGATTGCAAGATCGTTGATGAAAAGGTCATCCCTCAGCGCAGTCAATATATTCCTTGTCTCCACAGAAGGTTCCTCGTCAAAACTGTTGTCGTCAAAGTTGTCCTCCCCAGCGAACCCTGTCGCGTCTTGTGAGTAGTCATATAGTTTAGTGCTGATCCTTATTGTGCCGTTTTCGGTACCAACGTTCTCCCACGACGTGGCAGTCTTCATGAACAACTTCCATCCACCGGTGTCTGCATTGGTCACTTTTACATGCTTTCCTATGTCAAGGTCCAGCGTGTCGAGCTCATATTGGTATGTGACCTGTGCGTCTATCACTGTGTTTTCATCATGGACCATGTCACCATCGCTCTTGTACCAGTCTATGTAACTCCAGAATCTGTCTGTTTTGAAACTCTGCACCTTGGTCCTGGTGAACTCTGTGCCATCCCATGAGTAAATGGCCCATAACCCATCACAGGTTTCGTCCGCCTTAACCAAATATTTCACCGTGCCTGATAAGTTCCTAGTGTCAATATATGTGAGGTCGCTGTACGTGTCAACTGTGGCATCCCATTCTAAACTGTTGGCTGTCGGCTCAGGGTCCAATTTATTGAGATTTGTCTGACTGAACTGTCCCACCATCTGCTGTTTCTTCAACACGGTGTTTGCATAATCTATTATTTCCTTGAGGGCGGCGTATCTATCTGTGTACCAACTCTGCCTTGGGCGTACCTTGTTACCGTATCTCTCGTTTATTGGAAGAGAAATGTCAGGCACAAGATCCCCTGCTGTGTTTTTTCCTATCAAAGAATCCCACCATCTTGTCTCCACACTAGATCCTGGCCTGAATCCCGGATCGCCTTCACGCACCAGTTTCCATACTGAATGATTGGTTCCATCAAACTCTATTGATTTGAAGTCAACGTTGAGCACTATGTGATCATTGGTCAAGTTCGTGATGTTGTATACCAACAATTTGTTTGGATCAGTTATGGCATAGTATTTGATGCCATAACGCTGTGGATTTGCAATCAAATTTGCAACGTAAGACACGCTGTTCTTCCTTGTCACAACTGAATTGTTTGGAAGATTTACCTTGTTCCTTACCCAGAAGTAATACACATTTACAAACCTGTCTAGGTTAGCGTTGTATCGTCTTTCTACAGAATACCTGCTGTCATCGGGGGCGTATGGTGTGCCGCTAATGCCTTCTCTGTTTCCTTGATCAGATCCTGACCTGATATTCCATTGGCTCGGCAACACTGTGGATTCAACCCATTCGTAAATGTCAACACTAGACCCAGGGAATAATTTACCCCAGTTGTTTGACTTGTATTCTTGACTGCCTTGTTCATACCATAGCCATTTTACCTTTGAAAGGTCCCACCAAACTTCACCAATGTGCTCCTTGCCCCACGGCGCCTTGTTTGTGTCATCGTTGTTGTACTGTGCAGGATCCCACGGTGTCCTTATGTTTATCTCTCTGTCTGCTATGCCCGGAATTCTGCCTTTGACAGGATCATATAGGTCATAGTGACTCCTAATTGATTTACTTCTGTTATCGAAGTCAAAAACCTGTCCCGCCAAGTTGACATTGATCAAAGGTTCTTCATAGGCAATCTGTTTCCACGCATATTCCTGTGCAGTCGTCAGTTCAAATGCCGTGACTGTTCCGTCGTTGCTAACCTTGGTGCTACCGTCTGTGGTCAAGTTACCGTCGTCGTCTGGTGCTCCAACAAAAACGGCATCGTCTATCACTGTAACTCCTCTTCCAAAGTCATCAAAGGAATCGACATTGGTAGTCACCAGCCTGTCATCGATCACGTATTGTGTGTTGTACAGAGTCGCTGTGTATGTTGCACCTGACCCTGTGTTGGAATCAACTATTGTTGTGTCTTGTAGGTCAAATGTGGTTTCACCTGAATCAAATTTCATTTCACGGCTGTTTGCAAAATTTTCCGAACCTATTGCAATTCTGTTTCCTGAATTGTTGATGCTCACAGTTGATCCAAATTTCATATTGATCTGTGTGTCTGGTGAACTGATTGTCTGTTGCAGTGTGTAGGTGTTGGTGCTACCATCTGCATTCCACTTGTAATAATACACAGCACCAAGGTCCGCTGACTCGCTCCCGTCTACACCTGGTGCACCTATTATGAGCGTGGTGCCATCTTTGTTCATGTCCACACTTTCACCGAATGCAGTATTCAAAGACGAGCCGTCACTGCTGGTGCCGGTCAATGTCTGTACGTGTTCAAAAGAATTCTGCGTACTTCCGTCGTTGCTTTGTGAAGTTCTCCTGAATATTTCCACCTTGCCCGCGTTGCCGGGTGCCAGTGAACTGATCGCTAGGATGTCGCCGTTATCATTGGCGGCAATCCTGTGTCCAAATCTTTGGCCTGAACCACCATCTGGTGCCTGTATGGTGTAATCCAATGTCCATGTGTCATAAGTTGATCCATCCGCGCCAACTCCCCAAGTGTACATGTAAACCACTCCTGTGTCGCTGTTTAGGCCTGGCGCCGATACAAACATGTACTTCGAAGCAGTGCTCCTGACCGAGTCAGCGCCTGGCTCTGATATCTTGTGCGCCCAACCAAAATTCTGACTTGCGGCGTCCGTGGGAGGTCTACGTGTAACTAGTGTGCCGTATTTGAACGTAGAAGGATCCCAAACGAAAACTTTGATGGCGCCCGCGTCAGCAAATCTCGTGCTACCATCTGAACCAATGGCATTGGCGTAGGGTGCGCCAGCCACTACAAAATTTTCATCTGTGCTGATTGATAAACTTTCTCCCAACCTTGATGTGTTGTCATCACCCACGGTCGTTGTCACCGTTAATTGTGTTTCAAACGCTGTGCCGGGCGACGTAGAACTCCTGAACAGGAAGTGAACAGCGCCTTGATTTTTGCCTGGGGCGGTAGCCACCAGTGTTCTCCCATCGTTCCTTGCCACTACTCTGTGGCCGAATTCCTGATCAGTGGTCGTGGAGTCTGGTGACAGTATCTGCTTCACTGTGTATGGATCTTGTTTTTCGTACACACGCCACAATCCGCTTGAATCTGCGTCCGCAAAAACCACGTCTCCCTGCCTTCCCGCAGAGTATTCCTTGTCCCTGTACTGAGAATATGAAAGGTTGTCATTGACATTGTTCATAGATGCCAGACGCACCGAAATAAATTTGTACACGTTACCATAAGAATCTGCTGTTGAACCATCCTCAAGAACCGGAATAAACGAGGTGTTGCCGTCGTAGTCTATTACCACTGTGTTGTGATCTATCACCCTCGCGACTTGATAGGCACCGTTCAATGTTTCTGACTCGCTGTTGGCTATAGCAAAATAGTCTGCTTCTGTGGTCATGCTTCCTGCACTAAATCCATGGCTTCCTGTGAATCTTATCTGCAACTGTGTTGCGTTATTGAGAGATTTTATGCTCGCGATTTTGAAACTTGCCACTGTCAGCCTTAACACGTCCCAGTCCTTGTTGCCTTTGTTGGCAACCCAGATCAATTCATTCTCACTCACTTCGTTGACGTCTATGTCAAGTAACTCTGTGATGTCGAACAGAGTCCTTTGAACCTGAGTCAGCCTAGGGTATCCCGCAGTTTTCAACACCTGCACCGTGTCCCTGTCCACGTCGGCTTTCGAGTAATCATAAGTTTTGAAAGTGGTCGCCGCTGTGTAGTCTATAGGCTTGTAGTACAACGAATCTTTTTGGACCGTTACGCTTCTTGCCCATTCTGTGGCATCCGTGGTTGTGTCTGTGAGCTCTATGCTCTGCGGGTTGAGTAGAACTTTGCCGTCTTCTAAGGTGATCTGCACATTATTGACGGAGTCACTGTTTCCGAACTCTCCAGTCCTAATCATCCACTCTGGATAAAGATTAATGTCAATGTCTTCTCCCTCATACTTGGCCTTGAGGATTTTATCTATTGCCTTCTGCGTGCCTTTGTCGCGTATGTAGCCTTGGTAGAACTTGTACTGCGACACGTCATTGACAAAAAGGTTTTCCAGGTAATCCCTGCTTTGGTAACCTATCAATCTTTGTGCTAGGTTCTGTTGTGATTCATCAAAATTATTTGTTTCAAGATTGTAGAAATCATTGAACTGCGATATCTTGTAGTCGAAGTTTGGTATCAACGATGGTGCTGGTTTTTCTGTCTTGTATATCCAGTTTCCTGTTATAAATTTACTACCTGAATTATGATTGACACTTGCCACATAGAATTTTCCTTGGTACTCGACAGTGTCCCCTAGTCTGTAATCGGTGTTGGCCAACCAGTATGTAACCTGGGCCGCGTCGAACACAAATCCAGGTGAGTAATAATCGCCGTTCCACCCTCCTGTCTTCCATCCTACCAGTTTCAGCCTTTGCTGTCTGAATCCTGTGAAAGGCTGGTAGATGATGTCTGAGAATGCTGTGGTGTTGTCAAGCAATATGATGTGCTCCTTCTGTACAGTGTTTAATGCAATGTTGTACAATCCAATGTTCGGATTCTTGATTCCCAGGTCGAATGTTTTGCCTATCTTCTTGATGCTGGTATCACGTATGTCGATTTTCCTACCTCCTGCGTCCAACAGAGAGTAATCACCTGCGAGGTTACGCAACTTGCCTACAATAGAGTTTTCAGTGTCAAGCTCAAAGCCGTCCGCCGCTGGAGAAACAGTGATTGCCGATCCCGGTGCCCACTCCTGGGTCGTCCAATACAAAAATTCTTTTGTGGCGTTTGTCCAGTTTAAAACTTCCTTCAGTTCATTTGAGTACTTGTTGAATTTGAATCCTTTATCCTGTAACCAGTGGCCGTATCCCAACAAGAAGTCAGCCACGTCCTGCGCTGTGTCAAATACATATCCGTATGGGATAGTTTGAGTGACTTCAGAATATTGGCTGTACTGCAAGACATCTATTGAGCCGCCCACGCTTACCTTGGTTGATGGCGATGCTTTCGCAGGATAGTTGAACTGGAAGTAAGGCGTGGTTGTAGAATAACCGAGGACCTTAAATCCTCCCGACAGTGTAGAACCGTCCTCGCTGATGTCTGTATTCTTCTCTATCAGCACTCCGGAATAGTAGAAAGATTCTACAGGGTTTGATGTCCTGAACAGTATCTTGTAGTTCTCGTCAGGTATAATTTTACTGCCCGCTGTGGATCCAGGCGATACAGAGTCCGTCAATATTTTTAGATTGTCCTTGTCAGTGAAGCCTCCTAGTTTGTAGGCGAGTTGCACCTTCAGATTTTTCATCTTATCGTAATAAAAAGTTACCGGATCTAGGTTCCTATGCACAAGGTAGTTCACTACAAAGTTCTGATAACCGGCTGTCTGATACCTTGTTGTGACTCCTGTCGCGTTGTTTGTTTCTGTTTCCAGATGGTACTTGGCATCTTTTAAAGTTGCACGAACGCCTGTAGTGGAATATATTTGGTTGCCTGCGGTGTTGGTTGACAACCTTGAAGTATCAAAGAAGTTTGAAAAGAATTTAGCAGGTTTGGTTAGCGCCAAAGTTTTCACAACAGTAAATGGATACGCCGACGACCTCCTCCAGGCCGTTTCCGCCGGTGATTGGTCACCAAATTTCCATGAAGATCGTCTGCCTGGAATGTTAAAATTACTGATAAGTCCTGCCGCTATTGGGTCGAGAAGGTTTCCTGATGCGTCGACCGGCAAGTATGATTTGATGTTTGGTTTGCCGTATCTGCCAGTTTGAGTGGCGATTGCGTCCCACAAAACGTCATTGCCTGAAGTGTATGGAGCCGCACCATATGTGGTTTCCCAATTTGTTGGCTTCTCACTGTGACCGAGTATCTCCCATGGTCTAGTGTGTGGTGAATCTGTGTCGTAGTAGTACTTGTAGATCGCTCTCCAGTATCCTGGCAATTTTGCACTGTCAAGTCTACCTGTTGAATTCGAATAGTTGTAGGTGAAAGGTGAACCTTCAGAAAATGTTGTGTTGTTGATGTACTGGACACTATTCCTGCCGGCCCACACGTAGAAATCAGAGGCCATGGAGTCGTTGACCTCTTGCAGGGTATACTCAGTGCTGTAAAAAGCGGTCGGTATAACATCGTTAATGTCTAAAAGACTTGAATCATACGACACCTTGCAGTTGTTGTATATCCTTTTCTCTAATTCCAGTATTAGGTCATCCCTTTCGTCACCATACGCTTTGATAATAGAACCATCGTGCCTCCTTATAACCGATTGGTTAGTGATGTACGTATCATCTGTGTAGGTCTCGGGTTTGAACCTAGGGTACATGCCCATCTTTGTAGGCGAAGGAGGCATGTAACTTCCTGTGGTATCTGCATAATCTTTAATTTTTATCTTGTCACCAACTGCCAATGCCTTTGATATGCTTACGCTGTCGTCCTCAGTACTGAAACTGTAATCCTGTCCCAATACCAGTTGCACATCATTGAGGTAAACGTACACGGCTCTGTTGCTGGTGCTGGTCACGTCAAACTGTGAATCTAGTGCATAATCTGTTTGTGAAACACCCTGCACAGTGTATAACCTTGTAGATACATTCTCTCCCCAACCCAACATGTCTTCATAAAAGAATGGAAAACTACTGTTCTTGCCAGCAGACATGGATGCAATGATTTCATCCACCCTGGCGGCCGCATCGCCCTCATATGCAGTGCCAACAGCGTGTGTAAGGAATGCGTTGTACCATTTTTCATATTCCTGATTAGAGTATTCAATCGACCTGATAACGTTTGATTCTTGATCTATTAAACCAAATATAGCAGGCACCAAGGAGCCCTCGTGCTGTTGGATTGTGCCACCCTTTAATTTTGCATCTGGCACGTCACGCAAATTGCAGACCCCAGGAATCGCACCTGTCACGTCAGCATTTTTGTCCAGTATATCTTGGGCGTGTTGTAAAATTTGTCCATATGTAAACGTGCCTAGTTTATCATTCAATCCATTTGTTGCAAGGTTCTCTGGCAATTCATAAATTCCTTTATTTGATGTCTTGTCAGACTTGCTGTAACCTGCTATTCTCACCTGGTCGCTGACCTGCAAATCTTTATTAAACTTGACGTACTTGTTCACTGTTCCGTCAACTAAAGTGTAGTCAGTGACCACATTTTTTTGAGTTCCATTTACCTTGACACTTATTTCTAGATCGGACAATGTTGCAGATTTGCTATAGAAATCAACGGGAAAAAGTTTTTTCTCATTGTCATCCACAATCAGAGTCCTGATTACCCTTTGCTTACTTTCAGATTCCCTTTTGATCCATGCACTCTTGCTGTTGTGAGTCGTTCTTGCTGTCGTGTAGTGCAAATGTCCCTCTGCAATATTTTTTGTCACGGTTGTCGTTCCTGACTTGTACGTGAATGTGCCCGACGTGTGGTCAGATTCGAAGACCATATCTCCAACGTTGTTCAATGTGTTGTATTTTACTTTTATACCAAGCACCGTATCTGTTGTAGCGGAATCACTTGTTGCAAATGCAAAAACCTTGGCGCCTGTGAATGACGAATTGGGATACACTGTGCTATCTGCAAAACTTTTGTGTTGATTGTCAAACATGCCAAAAAGAGGCTGTTGGTTCAAACCTGTCTTTTGTTGTGACTCCTTCCATGTCGAGCTGTCACTATCGTAGTGAAAAGTCTTACCTTGATTGTCTGTTCCAAACTCTATAAACACACTGTCTAGGTCCGACGGTGAGCCATCACTGGCTTCTGTCAATGATATTACCTGCGTAGAATCACCTGCTGTGACAAAGTTAACATCATAAATCTTTCCTTTAACCAACGGATCCGTGTCATTGGCAAAGATTACCCTCATTCCTGTCTGCAATGATAGCCCATCAATAATGTAACCTGTCTGTTTTACGACATCACTGAATGCGTCTGTTGTCACTGTGTCATAAAGTGTAACTGAACGTTTGGCAACGGTACCGTGGTTGTATAACGCAAGTCCCGAGTCAAACTCGATGATGGGACGTTTGGCCCTGTCATCTTCATTGAAAGTTGGGGTGAACCCGCCAATCCTCGCTGTCTCTTCTATAACTGACCTGTGAAACCATCTGTTGTACCTGGACCATGCGTTCTGGTCTAGAGAATCTCTCTTGATCGTGATGTAATCTTTGTCTTCTGGTGTGTAAAAAGCCTTTGCATAAGGACGAGTGTCATAGGCCACTTGATCATAAAGTATTGTGGTCTCTGTTGCGTAACTGCCTGGGGTAATTAGATCGGTGACATCTGTAAGTGTAATCGCATCTCCCACTCCCTCCACGTAGTACTCTTTATCCTGATATTCACTGCCTACTAAACTGTTTGTGAATTTTATCTTCATTCCATTTGAAAGGTCTAGTGTTCGCAGACTGTAATTTTTCACACCTATTATGTCATCGGCCACGTTTATGCTTGTGGTTGCGGTCGCGTCCACTATCTGCAAAATACCATACATGGCATCATGATTTCCACATTGGTAGTAAAGTGTGTCTGGTGTGTCTGTCGACACGGTAAAAGTCACCGTGCCCTTGTCAGTACCGTTGTTAGTCACGCCAGTGGAGTACACTGTAGATGTTGACCCATCTTCGGCAACCTTGCTCTTGTAAGGTTCTGTCATTATCCAGAATGGATGACCATTTGCGTCAACGTCGAATCTATAGGTATTGCCTCTGTACAACTTCAGTATTGGATTGGTTTCATTTTTCCTGTGCGTAAAATCCCAACCACTCCTATCAGTCTTGTTAGTGACCTTGTACTCCGCAACAGCAGAAGGGCCAACACCGTCTATTTCTATTGATCCCGGGCCTCCAGGCATCCAGTAGTATTCTCTGTAATTTACTAGTTTGTCTATATCAATTGCGGGATTCCATGAGTACACAGCCTCCTTGTTAAGCCTGTCATGATTGTCTACCTTACCACCAAAATATTTGATCTGATTTATGTAATCATCATAGGTTCCTGTGAACTTGACTTGGTCCTCTGGGTTGACTGATGTCGTATCTTTATCGGTATAAGTCACAGCAGGTTCCAGTTGGTATGCGAATCTGTCCCTGCTTGTGGCAGATACATACCTGTCTGTAATTTTTCTTGTGTAGGCGTCTTGCCTTCCAATAAATCCATCCAGTCTTTCAAGTTTTCCTTTTTGGACTAATGGATCAAGCGTACTGGCAAGGAACCTTTGGTTAGCATCTGTCCTGTAGAATGCAGGCAGGTGTTGCACCGTTCTTCTGTACTCGTTGCTTCCTTGCTTTACTACCTCGTTGTTTGTGAGTGAATCTGTTATGCTGTCAGCCATTAATATCCTGCCCCACTACTGCCGGAACTTGATCCCGATCCTGATGTAGTAGAGCCTGATACCGCTGAACCTGTTGTAGTGTTCGAAGTGGCTGTTGATGTTGATGTGACCACAGTTCCGGAAGCCTCAAGTTGGTTGGCTCCAAGTGCTGTTATGATCGACACATCATCAACGGTGGCCCCACTGATGAAAATCTCGTCTGCCGCTGAATCTATTTGGAACAGAGACCCAAAACTCTGACCGGATTGGTTTGGCACTATCACTGCGGTCAGCAGGTCTGGTGCCAACCTGTTGTGTATGTATGCGGCTAATTCTGTAAAGTAAAACGTGTCACCAAAATCCCAGTTATCCAGTGCGAAGAATTCGTTTATGGCCTGTATCACACGTGTTTTAATCACTGCATTGGTGACGTTGGTTTTTGGATTTTTGACAACCTTGAATGTGGCTTGAAGTTCATCATCGGCGTTGTTTCCAAAAAGTATCTTGTATTTCACAGGATGATAAATTATTTGATCAGACAGTGATTTCAATGGGTTAAGTATGCCCGAGTATGCGATTCTCAATTGGTCAGAGGTCGAAGGTGTTGGTTTAGCGCCTCCATCCTGCAACCAAACCCTGTATGCGTTGTCGTACGTTCTCTCCAACATGAAGATATCTATTATGTTAGACACACTAGGATCTATCCTGGTCTCCTGTCCTGCGTTGTGCTTGTATTGGAAACTGATCGAGCTTCTACCTTTTCTCGCAATATAATCTGTGCTGGTAGACAGTGTGTTGGTTGTTGAATCATATTTTTTAATAACATTTTCTGATGTATCAAAGAAATAAAACAACTGGTTGTTGTCGTAACTTGTCACATTCAAGTCGATGTCCGACTCGTTCTGTGTGACAACAAAGTTACTTGCGGCATATGGCCTGTATCGTTCTATGTTGTCATAAGAAAGATATTTTTCAAAGAATACGAATTTTGTTGATTCTGACAAGGTTGGCTCAACATATATGTCAAACAGTTCGGGATTGTCAACCACTCCGTCATCATCTCTGTCATAGAAACCTATTTTCACTTTCCTGTTGTCCTGGAATCCATCAGATTCTGTTACTGTGTCTACCACCTGCCATTCTAATGGATAACCAATACTGTTAGAAGTAGAAATAATGCTGTTTGTTTTAAGTATTTTCACCGTGTCTTTCACAGTCTGTCCTGTCTTGTAGTCGTAAATTTTTTCCTGGCTGTCATAATGGAATTTGTTTTGAGCTTCTGATTCAAAAATATAATCTAACTTCCTATAAGTTACTGTGTAGGTGCTACCGTCATTAGAAAACTTGAACCACCAACTTGTATCAAGGTTAGTTCCTGAAGTGTCGCCTGAGTTGTTCAAACTGAACACGGCACTGCTACTCAAATTAGATGATGTAATTACTTTCCACGTTTCTGTGTCAATGTCATACCTTAAACCAAACTCCTCGTAGGCCTCTATTCTGTTCAACAAATCTGCTTCCAGACTAGCCGGAAAAGATGTGGTCAAATTTGGAATTACGGCGTTGAGCACTGCTCCTCCTGGGACCACGTTTGCAAGTGTTACCGGGCCAGATCCGTTTTCCAAGTTTCCGTTTCCTCCGTTGGCTCCATCGCCAACCACTGCACCTATCTTGGCCCATATTCTGTCTTCGGCGTTTTCAGTGCTGGAAGTCACGAGTTTGCCATTTTTGAATTTACGTGTATCCGGAGATGTGAATTTGATCAATGAACCGACTTTTGCGTACTTCAAGTTGGACGTGGCAAAGTCACCTATGACCAACGCTCCACTTTGATTGACATACCCTGTGTTGCTGTTGGATGATGTCGTGGTGCTGTTCCAGGTTGCAGTCAAACTGCTAAGATCTTTTGCGGCGTACTTCAAATAGTAAAATTGTCTGCTGTACGCTTCCTTTAATTTGGCTTCAACAGATGTATCTATAACCGATTGTATCTCACTCCTATTAGTAAAATTGAAAGTGAATTGCTGAGTAGACTCTTCTCTGTAAATTATGCCATCGTCGGCGAAAACATTTACATTACTGTATGCCCCTGTCGGGTCTAATATCTCTTTTGCCCTTGATATTCCAGACGCTGATCTGTTAGTTGATCGTATTTTTACTATTTCCTGTGAAGCGGACAAAGGCACTACCTGGTAGTCCTCAGCGGTTATCATCCTGTTCTGAGAGTAGTAAACCTGACCTGCCTTTTCTCTAATTGAATCGTTTGATTCTGTGGCAGAAGCGTTGTACACGCTTGACTTCAAACTTAAAGATATTGTGATAGTCTGCTGTGCCCCGTTGGCATCTGAGTAAGGCACCGCCAACTGTATGTTAGTTAGGTCCGCTGGCTGTATTGCAAATTTTTCATTGTCGCTGACTCTAAAGTATGTCCTGAACGTGCCCAATGGTAGGTTAGAAAAAGTTCCGTCTCCGAAGACAAAATCTATTGCGTCGTTTGTTTTTGTTACAACATTGTAGATATTTCTTTCATTGTTAGAAAGTGAATTGTATATTGCATTATTACCGCTCAATGATGGTACCTTTGTCCACTTCTCCAGTATCTGCCCGAATTGATCAAGTTTGTATAACCACACATCAGAATCATTAATGTCTATCTGTTCTATCGACTTGACAAAATTTGTAACAGCAGTGTTCACAGTGAACTCAGACAGTTGTAGGTTACCTTGCTTGAAAAGGAAAAAGAAACCAGTGTTGTTGGAACTGTCTCCTGATCCATCTGACCTGTATGTGTAAGTAAGACCTGTGCCTGGTATAGGATCGCCTTCGTATATTGACTCTGAACCAGTGATCTTGCATGGCACTATTTCGAACTGCCTCGCCACTCCTCCCACTGCTTTGTTGAATTTAAAAAGCGGTAGGTCTGTCTGGTTGGAACTCAACGTGTAGACTTCCGTGTCGATGCCACCTATCTGTGATGACTCCCTGGGCTTGCCAAAAAGTTGTCCTGTTTGGTTGGCCGCGTTCATGATTGCGATGATCTGCTCACGGTAGTTTGAATTGGCGGAGTCATTCCATATAATCGTTTGGTTTGCAAGATTCACTCCCGCAGAGTCAAAGACATCTTGCGTTGTTGACACACTGTCCACTTTCAAAAGTCCTGTGGCCGGCTTGTTACGCTTTGCGTTGTAGTTGATCAGTCTTGCAAGACGCAAAACCGAATCACGCCTTTCCGCTGTCTCTAAAAAATTTTCTCTTGCGTTGAGGTCCACCCTGAACGAAAGGGCCTGGGCCACGTATGCTATCAGATCTATCAGTGCGACGTATTCCGAACTCTCCGTGAAGTCATTGAAGTCATCAGGATAATTCTCTCTCAGATATGCCACCATGGTCCTACGAAGTGTCTCAAAATCGTAAGACTTGAAATCTGCCTGCTTGAACGCTTGGTAAATTTTGCGCCAATCCTCGGCAACTAGCAATCTGTTTTGTCTATCTGTTGTGGCCATACTGTTTGTATGGATATTTATATGTTATATTAAGTGCGTACTTTAAGATAGACGCAGAAGAGAGTTTTCGTCGAAGTTGAAGCGTAATTTCTCTGTGATATTAAGAGGCACGTAAGTGATAGTGGCCTGTATTGATATTCCTCTATCTGCCTCTTGAACAATGATATCTTGCGTTGCCAGTCGTGGATCGGCGTTCAGATTGGCGGTAACATCCTCTAGGATTTGGTCCTTAAGGTCCTCTGTGAACGGCTCGTGTATGGCGTCATATATGATTGTACCAAACTCAGGGTTCTCCACACGCTCACCCTTTCGCACGCTCAACCTGTTGATGAGGTCCTGCTTGGCCACCTCGAAATCATACAATTTGTAGTTCTGCCTGTCGGCCCGCGAACTGAACCCTTTGAAAACAACCTTCCCGTTGCCTGATGCAGTGCTGTTGTTGTCTCCGTATGCCATTAATGCAACCTCCTAAATTCAACGTCGACCTTGCTGTAATCGACTGCCCAATACCCCGAATCTGTCATGTGCCTTGCCCATGGCACCTCCTGTGCCATGACACCGATGTATCTTCCTGGTATCTGATAGTATTTAAACGAATATATGTTTATGCCCGATGGGGACCTTCCAACAAGCCTTATGTCCTCCTTCAGCCTGCGATCACTGAACTTGCTGAACACTCTGCTCACTGCCTTGCCCACTGTGCCACCTCCCAGCAATTTAGGCAGAGCAAGTGCACCTATCTTGACCCCTATGCTGGCGAATCCAGTCACTGAACCACCGCCCATTGCTATGTCTCTCGCTGTGGCTCCTCCTAGCCCTGCCAGGAAGCCTGATGCCTGTGCCTTCACTGCTGATAAGGCAGTTGATGTGACTGCTGACGTAACTTGGCCAGCAACAACATTTTTGAATACGTTAGTCGTTGTCTTGATATCCGTAAGACTTTTGATACTGCGGATGTCTACGGTTCCCGTGATCCCGGATATGTCTAGGCCGCCGATGTTGGTGGACAGTCCTGATCTTTCAAATATGGTGTTGCCAAACTTGTCCACGCCTATGGCCTTCTTCTTGGTGAGTGCATTGAACGCCTTGTTGGCCGTGCTTTGCAGTATCTTACTGCTGTCACCTATCGTGAACAGTTCCCCCGCCTGGTTAACAAAAACATTGTCTTTGAACAAAGCAGTGGCTTCTTTTCCTGTGAAATTATCTATGACTTGATTGGACAGTTGGTTAGCCAGGTTGCCTGCCACGTCTTTTGCTAGATCGTTCACGTCAAAATCTTTCAACTTGTTGCTTATGCTGAGAGCAGTGTCGAATGCTCCTTGGGCTTGATTCTGTATGTCGAACAATTTGTCGTATTCAGCACCGAAATCTTGAAGCAACTGTTTTGCCTTCGCTGAGTCAGTGGACACGCCCATCTTCTCTTTCAAATATCTTTCTGCGTCCGCCTGGTACTGTCCGAGCCTGACGCTTTCTATGGGGCTCAATCTGTTCTTTTGCTCCATGTACTCGTTTGTGCCCGGTGATGACGCCAACCTGAACCATTGCTTGACGTTGTCCGCGCCGTCGATCGGTAAGGCGCCTTCGGTGGTGAAACCTCTAAATCTTGCCATTGGCTCGTGCGTCACAAACCTATGAACAGTGGTCTTGGTTTTTTTCGTGCCCCTTTTCAGTATAGCCGGTGAATCTTTTTTGGCAGTCTCGACATCAAGTTCTTCTCTTTCATTTATGCTGATTCCTGGGTAGTCCGGCTTCAACCACTTAGGTCCCCATGTCTCGCTGGCCACTGTAGAATTGAAGTGTACCTGTGATCCTGCGAGGTGGAACACACCCGTCGATCCATGCAACTGTGTGCCTGGGGTGAACGACGAAAGTCCGTCCCTTGCGTAATCTCTGATACTGCCTTTCTGTGAACTATTGAATATGCCTTTCTCCCCCATGGTCATCATGTAACTGCCTGCACTCTGGACTATGTCATTGCTTGAGCTCATCCTGATCTGCCCGCCGGCGTGCATGTTGATGTTGGTGTCCGAGTGTAAGTTGAAGTCCCCTTGGCTCCTAAGGTTGATTCCTCCCACACCCGAGAACACGTCTATTCTGCCTTCACGGTCCATCTCCAGCCATGCGTTTCCGCTCGCGTTAGAGATGTATATCACACCCGCGGTGTCGTGCATCAGTATCTGGTGTCCCGATGCGGACCTCATCCTTACCAATTGGTTAGTGCCGTTTGCCGCTCCATCATCCATGACGAAACTGTGTCCATGATCCCTGTCCACTCTCACCGGCCGGTTATCTAATCCTATTCTCGGCTGTGCAGAATCTGACTTGATCCTGCCCGGGGTCGTTATACCGAACACTGCACTCGGAGTCTCACGCCTTGCAGAACTGCTTGTGGTCCCACGTTCTGGATCCTGTATCAGTCCTTGCTTACGCAACTGCTCTGCAAGACGTTCATTGATTGGAAACTTCTGATCACGTACCCTGACACCCTCGTTGACAAGTCTGTTACGCTCTCCTGCAGGCAAAAAATCTGTACCGTACTGCTCCTGTTTGGTCTGGCTATCATAATCTGTACTGCCGGCCCTGGGTGCTGTCTCTGTCCTGGCCGCGTGTCCTGGTATCTGTTGGTTTATCAAAGGCTCCTGCACACATCCGATCCAAAATGCGCTCATCCTGTTCTTGTCGCCTTTTGCGAAGATCACCAACACCGAGGTGTCTATGTCGGGCGGAACCGCCCACATGCCATAACTGGTCTGGCTGGTGTTGTAGTTGTATGGATCATCCTTGCCGATCGCCTTGGCTGGTTTTGCACCGTAGAACGGTGACAGGTACTGACACCAGGTTATCTGCTCGGGCTTGGGATTGGTGGTTCCCGAAAGTGCGGGTATGTTCACACCCAACCTGCCCATCCTCTCTGGATCTTCCGTGAACTTGACCGTGCCAAGATACGGGCCCGGATCAGAGTCTAGGAACCTCTCATTGAAGTCTTTCTGGTTGTCATGTGTGTCTGTGAAACCCCTTGAATCTTTGTACATATCCTAATTTATCCTTTAATTAAATGCCGGGAACATTACCATCAGCATCGTCAAGCCTCTCGTTCTGACTATATTCGTAGTTGATCCTTTCTCTATCTCTATCCTTTTGTGTCTTTTTCTGTTTTCCTAGGTAATCCGGGTTCTTGGCGCTACTGCTGAGCACAAGAGGAGCCTGTCCCGTGCCCTGTTGGTTGTTCATCCTCACACAGGTCAGCGTCTGTAGAAACTGTCCATTGGTGAACTTGCTGTCAACTTTGACCACCTGGTACACTCCATTGAAGAACAGGTTTTCATCCCTGTACCTACGCTTGCCTGAGAACATGGTGCCCTCCACCCTTTCGTCCAGGTCCGCCGGCAACCGGTATCTGAGGTTGATCATCGGCATGAACGAGTCGGCATTGAATGACCCAAATTCTTCGCTGAAGTCTTGGCCTATTTGGTCTATCACCTGCACCGTTGCATCTTTCGCTCTCTGCTGTAGAAGTGCGAACACATCCTGGCACAGGTATTGCGGGTCACCCAGTATGTCCAATTCAATCCTCATCATGTCGGCCTCTGGGTTGGTCAGGTAGTCAAAGAACTCCTGGGCACGGTTTCCTCCCGCCCTCAGGTTTTCCACTGTGGACCTGCCCTTTATGTTTGAAGGATATGACCTCAAGGGCAGAAGTGGTTCTGGATAGTCTTCTTTCCCGAACACCTGGTTCCAGGCATTCACTGCCCACTTGGGTACAACCCCCTGTTCGTTTTCTGTCTTGTCATCGCCCCGCACATTCCTCATGTAGTATGCCGACTTGTAGTTCAGCCTCAGTCCCTGCACGTCGACGTTGTCACCTGTGTACAGGTAGTCATAGTTCTTCCTGACGAACCTGTCCCAACTGACCTTGCCTATGCTCATTCCTGCAGTCAGTATTTTCAAAACGTGTATCTTGTATGGTATGGCCTTGTACACCAGTGTCTTTGGGTGCATCTTGGTGACGGGATCGAGCCTGTTGGTATCCGTGAACACCGTGGTCTTGATTTTGAACCATGGAATGAACTGGTGCCTAACGAGTAGGTCTGCCACCTCGCCCTCCCTGTCCTTGTTGGTCAAGAGATCTCTGATCTCCCTTGTCCTAGTTGCCTCGTCATTGGAAAGTTTGTAGCCGGCCATGTGCAGGTATGCACGCCAAAAATCCTGCGTAAGATCAAAGAAGCCAGGTTGTGACCTGATCCAGTCCTCGAACGCCTTTGTGACTGTTGTGCCTGCGTCAATTGTCTGCGTCTGGTTTTTTACAATCGCTGAGTATTCTGACAGACCGAAATCTTGTGGATTTATGATTTGTACTCCCAAGGCTTGGTTTACAGTTGCCCCGGTATGTATGCTGTCTAGGTCGAAAGCGTATTTGAAAAGTTGCGAGTCGAACAATCTGAGATCCACCTCGAACTGGTACTTGTCCCTGTATGCCCTTACTTTTTCTTCTATCTCCTGATCCATCTGATCATCGAGACCTTTCTCAATGGAGGTCTTCCAGTCATTGAACGTGCCACCGGCCTCCACCTCGATCTGTGTACGCAAAACCTTGAACCTGTCATCAAATGCCATGTCGCTGTAGGGCACTGCCGTGACGTCATAAACCGCTCCTCCCTCGTTGATGTCAAAGTCCACCCTGACTATCAACACAGGTATCTTTCTGGTCTCAGCCAGGCCAGTCAACACAGGCTTTCCATTTTCGTCTGTGCCTTTGAATTCTATGGTCAGTAGCAACGGAGCGTCCTGGTAGTCCAGGAATCCGCTGTTGAAAGTGGCGGCCCGGACCTTCTCCGTGAACGTGATGCCATATGGTTCGTGTATCTTGAATTCCATTTTAGTGAAGTTAGAGGTGTTACGCTCCGAGTTGGGGCCTACGGTTGACAGTATGTTGACGTCTTCAAAGAAGACGTCATGGTGCCTCTCCAGCACGTCTATGCTGTCCCTGTACTGATCGAACTGGCCATCCAGTCTTTCCAAAACCGCGTCCTGTGCCGGTCCCCTTAAACGTTCTTTTACTTGATTTTTTTCCGCGATCCTGTAACCACTCCTGGCTCCGTCTGGTCCTATTCCACCTGTCCTCGCCACTATGTCGTGCAATGGTGCCTTGAGGTAGGCGCCTGACTTGATCTCTTCTTCGGTAACGCCGCTCAGTGTGAAGATGGTGTTGTAGGTCGCGAACCTGTGCAGGGGGTTGGGTTTCTCAGCGGTCTTATCTGTAAAACCTTCGTGTATGTTTGGATAGGCCATTTTACAATCCTAGGTCACGGTTTACGTTGCTAGGCTTGGGCAACTGTATAGTCACGCCCGGCCTGAAATCGTATATGGGGTCCTCTATCTGGTCTGGGTTACGCTGTGCGAACACCCACCACAGCCTAGGCGTGCCGTACAAGTCATATGCCAGTAGGTCGGGCCTGTATGCGTAGGTCCTCTCGATGGTGTAGCTCTGGTCATCCAACTCTGCAGTGATCACACGCGGCTGGAAAGCCTCAAGGTTGTCTTTGTTCTGGGGAGTGTTGAAATACGGTGAAGTGGATGAGTACTTGGCCATTATATGAATCCTATCTGATCTGCTCCCTTGCCATTCAACTCACCACGTGCGAAATCCGCCAGTGAGAAGTTCTTGATTGATTCCCTCGAGTAGACAGGTGTCAGTAGCACTGAAATGTTTGAAACTGTGGGTGCCCAGGTCTGGTCTATGCTGTTTGGATCGAATTGCTGACCTCTCGCCAGCTCTCGAGCGTCAGAACTCAGCCTTTGATACACGTCATCCTGTTTAGTAGATATGTAGTCTATGCCTTGTCTAAGTTCAACGTTGAACGAGTTTACAACCACCGGGACCTTGTTGAACACATGGTCTCCAAAACCAGAAAGATGTAGTATCGGCGGAGGATTACCTTTGAGCGGCTGTTCCTTGCCAAAGAACATCTTGGTCACTGTACGCAAAAAATTTATTGTTGCCACCCAGTGAGCCGCGTCCTGTTGATTCTGCACCGGGAACTCTCCCAACACGTTGAACGAGTCCACCTGTGAATTCTGGTAGGCCTGGAATGGGTAGTTGCTGTGGGTCTGTGCCAATGGGTTATAGTTTGCCATGTGCTGTATCTGTACTACAGGCGTCAGAGGCCAGAAAATTCCACGTGACGGCACCAATGGTTCTAGAAGTTTGTTGTTCCGCATCAGGGCATCATACAATGCGTCAGCACCTGCCGGTATTGACAACCTGACACGCCAGTCTGCCTTGTCCTGCCTACCGCTCCACTTCGCACGTGCCTTCAGCACCCTGGAATCGACAGACACGCCTGACTTGGTAAGTCTAGACAGCGTGCCGCCCAGTATGCCTTGGCCCACGTTCTTTGCTATGTTTCCAATTGCTTTTAACACCATAATTTACGGTTGCTTTTCCTAGTAAAATTTCGTATACTTTAACTATATTTATAGGCACAATTCTAGGCGCACTTAATAACCCATACGGCACGATTCAACAGACCTGTTTGTGGTCATTTTTCACGAATAATAACTGGAGAAACATGAAGAGAGTAAAATATCTTAACAACCGAGATCTGTTGGCACAGATACACGCCAGCAAGAACACATA